CAATACTACAAAGATTCCTTGTTCTTGTGCGTGTCTAACGAGGTTTCCTGAGCAGATGAACGATTTGCCTGCTCCTGACTCTCCGGCAAAGACAGTAACTTTACCAAGAGGAACGCCTTTATTAAAATCGCCACTAATGAGATAATTGAGAGCATAATTTCCTGTCGAGATCCAATCAGTGGGATCGTTAAATCCTATTGATAGACCTTCAATACTTTTTGTAATGTCCTTGCGGAACTTACTGAAATCAAAAGGTTTTGCCATTTTAATTATCCACTTCCATACTGAGTGCTTCTTTGATTACTTCAAAGAGTTCTGCTTCAGTAGCACACATAACTTTGCAGTTCTTCCAATCATTTTCTTTGTCTCTTCCCCCGACTTCAATCATAAAGCCGTTATCGTAACGATTGATTGTAAATGATTCATTTACTTTTGATAGTTTGTTTAATTTTTTTGCCATATTATTCTCCTTGTTATTTGTGTATACCATTAGTATACACGTTAAATGGTTGCTTGTCTAGCATGTCTGGACATTTTTCTGCCATTGAATCGATTTCCCAATCTTGGGGGAAATGTCTTAATGCACCTCTAGCTCTATCTCTAATGATGCTAGGCACCCTAGGTGTACGACCTGGGTCGCATAGTTCCTCCAACAATTTTTTACCTTGCTTAATGGCGCGGTAGCGTTCGTCTGGTAGTGTCATCGTGGTTCCTAAGGAAGGGAGCAATTGCTCCCTATCCAATAAGTATTACTTAGTTTGTCTAGCACGGATCATTGCTAAGATGTCCTGTGCCTTGTCAGTTGAAGTTGCTTTTGGAACTTCAATCGGAGCCGATGCTGTTGTAGATGCTTCTTCATCCCAAGGTGGTGTAGAAGTTCCTGCTACGGGTGTTGCTACGGGTGCGCTGGTTTCAGCAGTCGCTGTTGTTTTAGCCGTAGCACCTGCTGGTGCTTCTAGTCCCCAAGGACGATAGTATGCGCCCCAACGTTCGTTGTCGAACGGTTGACCATCAACTGATGCTTCAAACATTTCCTTGATGATACGCAATTCTGCTTCACCGGGCTTCTTAGGCAAGAAGTCGGCTAAGTTAAACAAACCATGTGCTTCAATAGCGGCTTGTTCTGCTTCTGTGAGAGGAGATTCTTTACGTGCCCAGTTACTTGTAGAATAATCTGCGTAACCGCCCTTGCTTGTTTTCTTAATATTGAAATCAAGACCACGCAAGAAGTCTGTTGGCAATTCTTCAATCTCTGGATCCATCAAACCAGATTTAACGATTGGAATGATTTGTGGGCTGATGATGAATCTACGAATAGGATTCGCAGGTGTCTTGTCATCACCTAGTGGGTTCTGACGAACAAAACCTTGGAATAGATAACTACGCTTCTTCCAATACTTGTTAGCCATTTCTTTCAATGATTCGTCTTTGTACCAAGGACGAACTTCTGCCAAGATAGGGCAGTTGTCTCCATACATTTCTACGCATGGTACTTGTACTTCAACACGCTTAACGTTAGGATCACCTTTAACGCCATTGAATGGAAGTTTGATAATCTGCTTCTCTACCCAGAAGAAATCATTCTTACTATTGCCATCGGGCAAGAAACGAATACTAGCTGTAGTGCCTTCGTCCATGTTCCAGTGGGGGTATACTGAGTTGTCAGATTGGGTGTTAGAACCCTTGTTAGTTGACTTGTTTTCTTGTGCCGCGATACGAGCACGAATTTCTGCTAATGATGCCATGATATTTTCCTTAATAAAATTGAGATGGTCTCTGTTTAATATTCGCCACTACCTATTAGTGACTAACACAAGTGTAAGTATAGCAGTACTTTACTCTTATGTCAATAGTATTTATGCCTTATATGGGAAACCGCATATTTTTATGCGGTTTATTTACCCTTTTTAGAAACGTTTCTTTGGCTTGTTTCGTCTGCGTGTAGCAAGTGTTTTGTCTGCTACTTGCTTTACAGCCGCTACCTGTGGTGTGGGCATCTGTGGCAATTGCTTTTGTATCATTTGCAACATCTTAGCATCAGCAGGATCATTCGGGTTTAATTTTTGTCCACCGATCTTAACTGGCTCACTTGGCATTGTCTGTGGTTGTTTAGGCTCACTTGGTGTATTTGCCTGAGGTGTCATATATGGATTAGGACGATCAGTCGTTTGTGGTGCAGTTTGTTGCGGTACATTCGTAGGAGCAATTGCGGGTGCGCTGGTTCCAGCAGTCGCAGTTGTTTGGGCCGCAGGTTGCGTTGTTGGTTGCTGTGCAGGTATCGGAGGTTGTCCCTTATCTACACGATATGCATTTACTTGTTCTAGTTCTTGAGGATTTAATGCAGGTCCTCCTTGTAAACTTGCAGTTGCCTTTTTCATTAACGCAAGGTCTGCAGGATCTGTATTAGGTTGTTGCTGAGCCTGCTGTGCTTGTTGTTTACGTTGTACAGCAGGGACATTGGTATTCTGACCTACCCAATTTGGTGTAGTAGGAGCAGTTGTTGGTTGCTGAGGTGTTTGTTGTGCAGGTTCAATCTTACGTTGTACAGGTTGCTTTAATGGATTGCCCATTATATCTAAACCCTTACCTTGACCAGCAGGTCTTGCAAACTGTTTAGTCAATGCATTGTTGTATGATTTAGTAGTGACTGCGCCGGGAGTGAACATTCCGCCTTGAGGATCAGTACCAGACTTTGCTCCGGATACTGCACCTCGATTGGGTATTTCTCTATTTGCTTGACGTTGTGCCCTTACTGCGGCGGCGGCACGGTCTCTATCAAGTTGTGACTTGTAGTCACCACCCATTGGATTCTGTACCCGAACAACTTCATCAATACGCATTATTTTCTCACTAATCTTCTGATAGTATCTAGGTCGTCTTGACCTTCACCTACTAAGTCACCAATCGTTGCTGGCTTGTGTGCTTTAGGTCCTTTGTTGCGCCATTGACCTGCTTCGCCTGTAGCATAGTCACCTGCAAACTCATTCTCAACATCTTCACTAGTATATTCTGCTTTAGCCTTAGCTATTGTTTCTTTACTTGCATCTTCACGACCTAATCGTTGAAGTTCTTTCATACCATCTTCACCGTACTTCTTAATACCAAAAGATGCTTGTAGTGCGCTTTCGTCAACCTCTTCACCGGCTCTAAATTTTTTAACCATTGCTTTAAGTGCTTCAAGTTTGTCATCAGGTACATCCATAAAATGGTCGTGTCCCATTTTCTTTGATGCTTTGCCTAATGCAGTAAAGTGATCCATTTTATCATTATTTTGTTTTGGTTGACTTCTTAATGAACTGTCAGCTTGTCCCATGTCAATTTCATTAACACGTTTCTCAACATCAGATTGTGCCATGCTCGGTTTACCATTTTGTGGATTACGAACACCGGCTTTCTGTTTCAAGTCTTTAAGTAAATCTTCTTTATCACCACCAGTTACAAATTTATCGAGTGCTTTGACACCTTTCTTAACTGTGTCCATCATATCTTCGTCAACACCACCCAATGAACGTTCTATTTGTTTGATCCAACCACTTACATCACTTGAACCAATTTCTTCAGTATCACCAACGAAATCGGCAATGTCATCAATTGCTTGAGTAACTGCTACAGGACCATATTTCTTCAACAAGTCTAGGCGTTGTGATAATATTCTGCGAGTGATAGCACTGGCTACTGGATTATCTTCATCACTCTCACTTAAATCAAATGCTTTCAAATTACTTTCTTCGTTCTCATCATCGTGTGCTAATGTTTCTGCACCAGGAGCTTCTGTCAATTCTTGTTCAGCATTGTCTGCCGCATCTTCAGCTTCGTTATCTTCAATATCCCCGTCGCCTTCAATTAACTTATCTGCCCACTCGCTCAATTCGTTAACTTCTGACATTTCAGAAATCTTCTTTTGTAGTTTAGATAGTATTGGCATTACTGATTCAATACGTGGATCAACTGTTTCTTGTACAAACAATTCGTTGATGTTACTTGTATCACTATCATCTTCCATTAATGGAGGAGTCCAACTTTCAAAGTATGCATTGTAACCACGGTGACCGGCTAGTCTACCTAGACTTTCACGCAATGCTTGATAATGATTAATACCTTCAGCAATCAATTTCTGTGTTGATTCTGTAAATTGACCATTGCGAGTAGCACGAACGAATCCTGCCATCTTACTATATTCTTCGCACAAGCTACCAATATGATTCCAACGATCATCATGTGGCTTGCCACCTTCTGCAATATGTCTAGCATATACACGTGCGATGCCAGGTCTTGTAGTTGGTGCTAAGAATCTTTCACCTTGTTCATTTTCTAGGAAGATGCGTTCAACATTACGATATCGTTGTTCACCTTCTTCAATTTGGCGACTGTGCTGTAACACAATTTTTACGCTAGGTACAGCATCACTGTAACTTGCTTTTCTGCCCATTGGGTAGTAACCTTCTGCGATTGATTCTTTTTTCTTCATATATTCCCTCTTTGCCATGTCGTGCTTTAAGTTGCTTACGTTGCGTAATTCAAAACTCAATTGATATTTTTGTGAAAATCTTTTCAATTGATTTAATAATTGGTACCAAGATATGTCATCAGATTCTGATTCTTCTTTTTCGCTATTAGCAACATCATCACTAAAATAGACTGTCAACTTGTGTAGTCCATCAATTGATATAGTAACTGTTCCATAGTCTTCTCCGTCTTTAACAAAGTTGAATTGAAAGACTTCTGCTTCTTCAGGAGTAGGAATTTCCTTACCTGAAGTACTTAACATAGTAGGGTCTAGACCTTTGCTATGTAATAGTTCAAATAAGTTGCGGTTTAAAGATTCTGTGTTTTTTGGCATAATAGTATTTATCTTTTATGTCTTAGCTCATCACCGCAAAGAACGGTAAAGGGGCGACAAATTCATCATGGTCACGTATCTGATTCTCTAAATCAAAGTGATAGTCACTTAATTGCTGTAGCATACGTGTTACTAATAAGCTAGCCATAATCAAGTCATCTGTGTCACCAATTTTAGCCGCATAACTGCCACCATGAGCTACGAACGCCTTCAATTCACTGATAAGACTACGACTATTTATGGTCATTTTCTTACTTTCAACTAATGTTTTGAACTTAGCACAACTTGCTAGTTTACTCTTATTTGTTGTATTGAATCCTCTACGACCTTTACCTGTTTCACTGATAAAGATACCCGGGATACCCGATTCTCCGTATTCGTTTAATGATATGATAGCGGCTTCACCAATACCATTACATTCAATACTGTAATAGATATTGTTTGGTTCGCCCGTACATTCAGCTATGTATTTGTTAATCTGAGACAATAATTTAATTTGACTCGGGATATCAGTTTTATTGTGCTTCCATTCACCAATCTGTTTAGTAGTGTTTGCTTCAAATATTTGAATAGCAGCCGGGTCACCACCTGTACCAAGACTTGGATCTAATCCTACACAGTATAGATTACCCTTAGTAGGTTTATCATACCAACGAACTTGACCTATACGACTTACAGGTTCAATGCCTTCCATTGCAATCAATGTGTTTGGATTGATTAATGTTTCATCAGCGATAATGAACTCACAACCAATCTCTCGGTTGAATCGATCCTCACCAAGTTGAGCTTTCATTTCATCAGCCCACTTTTGATCTCGTCCTGGCTGCTCATTCCAATAAGCACGATATGAACGGAAACCATTTATACCTAGTTCTGTTGTGTTACCAAACTCATCTTCAGTTTTGTTAGCACCTTTCCAGATATAAGCAAATTGATCCTCGTCACTGTTTGGTGTGCTAGTGATAATAGCTTTACCACCAGTTGATAGTGTTGGTGTAATAGCTGTCCAGAATTCTTTAGCGATACTTGGTCTAACGAATGCAAACTCGTCCAGATACAATAGTGTAATAGACATACCACGACCTGTGTTTTCAGTAGTTGTTGCTGATACAATGCGACTACCATTCTCAAAGTCTAATGAGCCTTTGTTGTATGTTGTTACACCTGCTTTAATGTGATCGGGACAGTTTTCATATGCATAACGAATACGTTGCATAATCTCCTGAGCACCTGTATATTTGTGTGCCGCAACTAAGATAGTACTATCAGGTACAAACATAGCGTACCAGAGTAGATATCCTGCGGCTGAAGTTGACTTACCAGATTGTCGAGGCATCAAGCTAATTGAATATCGATATCTATGATAGGTATCAATCAATCGTTCCTGATAGGGCCAGGGGTGATACAACATACTACCTTTTGTAGGGTGTTGTATGTAAAAGAAGTTATCCATAAAATATAGATAACCGTTAACGGGATCACAGCATTTAATAAAATCCTGTAGTTCTTTATCAGTTTTAAAAACTGTTTTAGTATAAGGATTTTTTACTAACGAAGGTGCATTACTCATAGAGAGTATTTAGTTTGGATAAACTTAGTTTGTAAGTTCTTCCCAACCAAACTTATACAATAAATCTGCATTAGTTGCGGTATATGCAACTGCAAGTGTTAGTGTGCTTGGTGTACCATTAGCATAACGCCACAGTTGTAGTCTTTTCTTAATATCTTCCCCAATTTCTACTTCATCACGGCTACTATTCAAGCCTGCATACACGACAGTTCCATTAGTGATAGTATCAGTATGAATAGCACTTTGAACTACTGATCCTGCTATATTACTAAATGAGGCATTTGCAATAGTTGCGTTTTCAATAAGTTGAAACTGTCCATAGCGAACATCAAGTAATAACAAATCAATTTGAGCAGGAATAACAACAGCGTCTGGATATGCTGGATTCAATCTTATTGAACATAATGAAGTTACAGTATTTGATGAACTTACTCTTGTAGCACTTGTATTGTTAGTAACATATCCAATCTTAGTGCTTGGTGTAAATCC